GAACTTCTTCCTGCAGACAATGATCATTGGCATATCAGAATAAAGCAAGGTGATTTTATAGAGTCTGTAGTTAGTTTTGGTTCTATTAAAGTTGATGAAGTGGGTGATAAACTTAACTTTGATTTCACTCTACATTCATCACCTGATCCTGATTTAACTGTTAACAATATTGATCTACAACGATATACTGGTAAAATATTAGAAAGTGTTATAATCAATAGCATCAACGAGATGGAGAAAAAGTGAGTAATATTGAACAAGTAATCTTGCGTAATATATTGACTAATGAACCATATATGCGCAAGGTTCTTCCATTTATAAAACCAGAATATTTTCAAGGCGTGTACAATCATCTATTCAAGGAAGCTGGCAAGTTTGTAGGAAAATATAATAAGCTACCAACACTTGAATCATTTAAGATTGAAATAGACAATAGTGACAAACTTAATGATGATATGTATCAGGCAGCTATGGATATACTGCCTAATATTTTTGTATCTGAAAAAGCAGATGAGAAGTGGTTAGAAGACACTACCGAAAAGTGGTGTCAAGATAGAGCAATCCATAATGCTATTATGGAGTCTATTTCTATTATTGATGGAAAGCATAAAAACCTTACAAAGAATGCGCTGCCAGACTTATTGTCAAAGGCACTAGCAGTATCATTTGATACAAATGTAGGTCACGACTATATTGAAAATGTAGAGGAACGTTATGACTTTTATCATGAGGATGAAGAACGTATTGGGTTCGATCTCGACTACTTTAATCAAATTACAAAAGGTGGACTTCCCAATAAAACACTCAACATATGCCTTGCTGGCACTGGCGTGGGTAAGTCTCTTTTTATGTGTCATGTTGCTGGCTCTGTTTTAGTACAAGGTCGAAACGTACTATACATTACATTGGAGATGGCAGAGGAACGTATCGCAGAACGTATTGATGCTAACCTTTTGAATATTCCGTTGGATCAACTTCAAAACATATCTAAACCTATGTTAACAAGTAAAGTTGATGAACTAGCTGCACGTACAAACGGTAAGCTTATCATCAAAGAATATCCAACGGGTTCAGCACACACAGGTCACTTTAGAGCTTTGCTGAACGAACTAAAGCTTAAAAGAAACTTTGAGCCTGACATGATCTTTATTGATTATCTTAACATCTGTGCATCTTCACGAATGAAGGGCATGGGTGGAGCTATCAACTCTTATACATATATTAAAGCGATTGCTGAAGAGCTACGTGGACTTGCTGTAGAGTTTGATGTTCCGATTGTATCTGCAACACAGACAACACGGTCAGGGTTTACAAGTTCAGATCCTGGTCTTGAAGATACCTCAGAGTCTTTTGGCTTACCTGCAACTGCTGATTTGATGTTTGCTCTTATAAGTTCTGAAGAACTAGAGGCACTTGGTCAGATTATGGTAAAACAACTTAAGAACCGCTATAACGATCCAAATCATAAAAAAAGATTTGTTATTGGCGTTGATAGATCTCGTATGAGATTATACGATGCAGAAAACGCAGAAGAAGGTGTAGTAGACGATACACCAACATTCGATAAGTCTCAAATGAACGAAAGATTTAAAGACTTTAAAATGGAGTAAGGTATGTGGATATTAGAGTGGATTATCGGAATACTCATATTTGGATTTAGCAGTTTTATTGTGGTATTCTTGGTGTGGTATATTGGTGGAACACAAGGGAGATGGTAAATGTGGATATTAGTATGGCTTGAACTCGCAGCTTCTCAAAATATTAACTTCTATCATTTAGGAAGTTACGAACAAGAACGAGATTGTAAAGTGGCTTATGAAAAAGCTATTGTATTAGTAACTGGTAAGAACCAGAGTATGGAGTGTTTATATATTGACATGGGGAATAAAAGATAATGGCAAAAGGTAATAAGAAAACATCTATTGGTCATCGTAATGTGAAAACATCATCTATGAACAAATCAAAGCGGCGTAGCTTTAAGAAATATCGGGGGCAAGGTAAAGTTTGATGAATGCTAGACTTATCTCATACTCACAACCTGTATTACACATCCACTCAGGCGAACCAGGTATCATGGGACTCGAAAACATCCAAGATCTCATCGCGTATTGTGCCCGTGTCTCCAATCCGTCAAACCAAGCTAACACCAAAACAACGTCAAAGTTACTTGACTATCTCATCAAACACAAACACTGGTCACCATTCGAAATGGCATCAGCCTGTATCGAAATCACAACCACAAGAGATATCGCAAGACAACTCCTCAGACACAGATCGTTTTCATTCCAAGAGTTTTCTCAAAGGTATGCTGACATCCGCGATCTTGATGACAGTGTTGTAATCCGTAAGGCACGTTTGCAAGATCCTAAGAACCGTCAGAATAGTGTCATAACAGATGATGTGAGCTTACACCAATCATGGGAGACACATCAGCGCATGGTGTGGAACGCTGCCATGAAAGCATATAAATGGGCAATCGAAAATGGAATCGCAAAAGAACAAGCAAGATCAGTCTTGCCAGAGGGCAACACACCTAGTAGGCTCTATGTTAATGGTACCATTCGTAGTTGGATACATTATGTCGAGCTACGTTCTGCAAATGGGACACAAAAAGAACATATGGAACTGGCCCTCGAAGTAGCAAAAGCTATAGGTAAGATATACCCTAAAGTTTTGGAGTTTACAAGTGACTGAACTAGTTATTCGTAATAAAGATATTATAGAAAAACTAGAATATGTTAGGTCAACAGTCTTTTCATCTAAGGCTGTTGATCCTGACTATTATGAATCTCGACTTCATTTTAGACCTCCTGATGCCCGAATAGAAGGTGAAAAATACTTATCTAAAGAGTATCTTCTTAAACATATGAGTGATCCAAAACATGAAGGATTTCCATATGAGACTTGTTCTTTTCCTATGGATTATGGTAAAGCTGATGATCCTTTAATAGAAGAAATCACTCAATACGCTAGAAGAAATTTTATTTCTGAGTTAGGTGCTAACAGCAATGCTGTATTTTTATACTATCCACCTGGTGGACTTGTAGGTTGGCATACTAACCAAAATAACTCAGGCTATCAGTTCATTTTTACTTATTCTAAAAATGGTGATGGATATTTTCAATATTATGATAAACAAAAAGATGAGATTATTGTAACCCCAGATAGTCCTGGTTGGAGATGTCATTATCATCATTTTGGAAAATCAAATGAAGATCACTGTTGGCATTCTGCATATACTAAAGAACCTAGAATAACTATTTGTGTGTTGTTCAGATGGTGGGACAAACCACACATGAAAAATCAAGTTTTAGCTATGAAAGATCAGTTAATAGAAGAAATAGAATCGGAGTACTAAAATGGGAAAAAAGCTGTCAACTTATTGGAAAGACGATGAGTCAGAATATTGTGAGATACATATTGACTTTAAAGAAGAACTGTTGTATATTAAGTATTACAAAAAAGACGCGGCAGCACGTTTCCATACTGAAGAGTTTAGAGGTAAATCTTTACGTTATGTAGAAGATGCTGCAGAAAACTGGGCTTTGGGTATTAAAAAGATTGACCCACATTATGAAGGAACTTTATTGTGAGTGATAACGTAAATCATCCTGTACACTATAGTCATTCTAAGATTGAATGTATTGATGCTATTGAAGCAATGACAGGATCTATGTCAGGAAATATAGCACCACATGCCGCAAATGTACTAAAATACATTTGGCGATGTGAGCGAAAGAACGGTCTTGAAGACATTGATAAAGCGATTTGGTATTTAAATAGAATGCGTGAAAGATGGGTAGAGACACATCCTTAGTTAGATGGTACGATTGGCTATTAGCTTTCTTCTGCGCAGATATTATGTTTGTCGCCTTTTTTAATGGTGGATTAACTGGCGGTCTATTTGCGTATGGAGTTTATTACCTTTGGTCTGAATATTATTGTTTATGGAGATACAAAAAAGAACATGAAAGATTTCGCTAATCCAGATTCATATAAAGGAAAGACTCCTTTAGAAATGACTCGACAGTTTGCTACAGTCATGAAACAGCAAATAGATGCTGATTGGTACGCAAATGGTGATCTTGAACAAATGAGACTTCGCTTGATTACTGAAGAGTACAATGAGATAATGCAATCAGAAGATACTGATAATCTTATAAAAGAACTTGCTGATTTGATTTATGTGACATACGGTTATGCAGCATGTTTTGGTTGGGATTTAGATGAGGCTGTTCGTAGAGTACATGCATCTAACATGAGTAAACTTGGTGAAGATGGTGAACCAATCTACAGGCATGATGGTAAAGTTTTGAAAGGACCAAACTATATGCCACCTGACTTATCAGATTTAACTTGACAATAAGAATATCATATGATACTGTGATTCTGTAACTAACGTACAGGAGTTGTTATGATTAAAAATGCTATAGAGTTTGAAGCGCGGTGCGATAATCTTTTAGAGTCTCGCGGTATCACAGGTCATACAGCAGCAGATCGCTTTTGTTCTGACTTCAAAGCATACATGTTTTATCTTGATGCTAAGAATATCGGTAATGCTGAATATACTCTATCACTCTTAGAAGATGACAACAATCTTACTGATAGCAACATTCTCAACACAAACTTTCGTAACACCATTACTGATCTTATCAGCCCATCTCTTAAATCAGATGAGCTGTTTATTTCAATCTACGGAACACTCTTAGACAACAAAGGTAAAGGCGTTGGTGTCGGTGAACTTGCGCTGCCACTCATTCTAAGCAACTATCGTTTCTCTAACGAAAGTGACGGTGTATTCGGTGACGGTAAGAAAGTTGAAATCAAGAAGAATGGCGCAAGCTTGAAACCTGTCAAGACTGGTCTCACAGAAAAAGGTTTGGTTGATCGCCTTAACACTAAGTATTTCAATAGCACAGTTCCTGGTATGCGTGACGCTAAGAAGTTCAATGCTCACATTGCAGAGATCAAAGATCCCACAGTTTATGCTGAGTATTTCAAAGAGCTTTATGTCGGTTGCGACACAACTTCACTTGCAAAAAATGTACAAGCAGTGTATAATGATGCAGAGAAGTTTAATACTGAGGTTGGCAAGTTTGCATTACGTGAATATCAACGAGTAGATGGTTGGAACAATATCATTTACATTGACGCTGATAAACAAGTCGTTGTGAATGTTGCAGACACTTCAGACATCGAAGGTTTGGGTATGAAGTTTTCACCAAAGCTAGCACGGAAAGCTGACACTCAAGCGATTGCTGATGGATATGTTAATGTACGGATATAGAATATGAAACCACTTTACATTTGGGCTGGGGGTAAAAATAAAATGATCCCCAAGTATCTTGAAACCCCAAACATCCCAACAACTGGGTTCGACACTTTTGTTGAGCCTTTTTTTGGTGGTGGTGCTATGACTATTTGGATTTATAAGAACTGTCCAAATGTAAAGAAGTTCATCATCAATGATCATAAGCAAGAACTTATGGGTATCTACAGAGCAATCAGAGATGACCTTGAAATGTTTTTAAAACGAATGGATACACTAAGTTCTAAGTATCTGCCATTAGATAAATCAGATCGCAAAACATTCTATTACACTCTTAGAGATGAATATACAAATGATTGGCAAAAGTGGTGTCCAACTGTTGAAGCAGCTACACTATACTTTTTATTAAAAACTGCTTTCAACGGCATCTGGCAAACAACTAAAAACTCTAACGGTAGGTTCGCTACACCTTGTGGATTGTTGAACCAAAAAGACTCCGTGTACGATAAGGATAATGTTTTAGAGTGGCATAAGTTTCTACAAAAAGCAGACATATACAGTACTGATTGGGCAAAGGCATCAAACAATACAGAAGGAAAAGCTTTTTATTTTATGGACCCACCATACAGAGAAAGCTTTACTTCATACGGTAGCGTGTTTGATGATACTGAACACAGTAAACTAATCAACTATTGTGTGTCTAAAGATACTCTTGGACATTATGTTTTCTATTGTAATCGTGATGACTCTAACGATGGGTTCTTTGATATGCACAAGAAAACTCTTTCTGTTCAACATTACGATATTAAATACACTGCTGGTAGACGTAGCACAAACGCTGATGGTACAAAGAGTGCAAAACAAGCCAAAGAGATATTGCTATATAGTTCTGTGTTGGAACCAGTAACTTTGGGGTAGTGTAATGTTTACCATTGAGTTTGACGAAGACGAAACTCTTATAACTGTTATGGATAATACTGGAGAGTGCGAAGATGTTGGAGTACTTCTCTATGATGACTATTGCCATATCAGACAATGGAATGAAAAGACTGATAGATTTGATGTGATTACTATGAAACCAGAGATGTATCTAAAGCTAATGAAAGCTTGGAAGCTAGAAGAAGGTGCTTACGATATTGTTCAAGTTGACAGAGAAAGTGTTTAGTCTAAAGTCAACCAAACAATAACAGATAACATTCCAGTTCCAACAAGAAAGAAAACTATACCCACTAGAAAACTGATAAACATTTCTTTTCGTTCAATAGCTTCATACTCTAAGCGTTTACGCTCTTTTCTCATTTTTGCCTCTATGGATACTATCTCATCCCATGCAGACGGGCCATAGTAAAGAGAAATATAAGAGCGGAGTTCTTCTCTCATTTCTTGTGCCTTACGCTTATGCGCCCAGATTTCTAGAGCCTCTTGTTCGATATTCGAGTTCAGAACTTTTTTAAACATGGGTGGATTTTTTGCACGATCATGAGCAAAATCTAGATCAGAGATAGCTTTAGCCCACTGACCTAGTTGAGATCCCATATCAGATATCTCTTTCCCTGTGTTTATTGCCGATTTAATCCCATTGTACGCACTTGTAGCAAGACCAATAGCTGTTATTGGATCTATCATAAATCTCTCCTTCTCTCATTGATATTTATACAAAAGATCTCTTGACTTTAGTTTAAACCTCAGATACAATAACCCTTGTTATAAATGGAGATATATTATGAGTAATCAAAGAGTTGGAAAATGGAAACCAGCAGCTTTAGATAACGGATCAAATGACATGCGCATTCGCAACTTCTTCAGAACGTGTGTGCGAGCTTTAGAAGATGAGCCTGATAGTCAGTTTTACTTTGAACAGATTGTAGAACACATCAACCAAGGTGGTTCTATAATGACGGACGATCTTACAACCGTCCGTCGAATACTGGGTGCTTAGTCGTCTTTCTTAGGTGCGCTCTTACCTTTAGAGTAAGCTTGTGCTCCAAAGAATGCTGCAACTAAACCAGCAATGGCTACGAAGTATGTTGGTGCAATGTCACCTACGATCTTCGCAGCACCTTCTATCCCTAATACAGAAGTGATCATAATAAGGACTGGATACAAGAGCATACCCCATAGCGCAAACCACGCCATTGCTCTTATCTGGTCCTCTTTTTTATCTTCATTCTCTTGCATCTTTTTACGATGTTCGAACTCTGCTATTTCTTTAGCTCGAGCCATTTCTTCATCAGTAATGACTCCATCTCCATCTGCATCAAGATGTGCAAATATCGAATCAGGTTCTAGTGTTTTAGCTGCTGCCATGGTTTTCATCTCCACTCCGAATGCGTTTTTCTCAGCCATCTGTATAGACGTCTTCTATGTAAGTATCATTGCCAGCAGGATTCATTATTACATTGCCAAACTCCGCTGCCGCCCATGTCATTACTAAGATAGCTAACAAGCCGATAAAGACCCATTTCATCTTCATGTCATCTACGATCATTTTGATCCCAATCATTTCATTACCAAGAACTCTGAATTGTAATTCCATTTTGCCTTCAGGTGTATCCTGAATATTAAGTATTTTATCTTCTGCCATGTCACTCTCCCTTTTTGCTTATTTATAACTTGACAGGGTTGAAAAACTATTGTATGGTATAAATATGAGTCGTATAGTAAACATACTAAGTGGATTAATAACTATGAGCTTATTAACAGCAGCTATTACTCTAAGTATGCTTGGCACTCCTAATCTTGACAAAGAGCAACATGAGTGCCTAGCAATGAACATATATCATGAATCACGAGGTGAAGTTATTGAAGGGCAAATGGCTGTTGGTCATGTGACTGTAAACAGAGCAAACCATCCTAAGTTTCCATCTTCTATTTGTGATGTAGTATATCAACCAAAACAGTTCAGTTGGACTTTTACTATTAAAAATAAAACGCCAACTGATACCAAGGCTTGGCAACAAGCTCTAGTGATTGCGAGAGATGTTATGATAGGAAATACTACAGATCCTACTGATGGTGCTACTTTTTATCATGCTAACTACGTAAACCCATATTGGACAGACCATATGAAACTAAGTAAAGTCATAGGTCTACACGTTTTTTACACTTGGGATGGGACATGGAATGATTGATACTCTTTATAGACAAGTTGCAGAACACTTTAACATCACAGTTAAAGAACTTAAAAGACAGTTGACTGAAGAGGGTAAACCTCTTGTGCATCTTTATTATATTCAAAAATACAAAGAGGAGTCGCTATAGTAAATGTACATTACGCCTTGCGTTCAAGTCTGTAAATTAGTTGATGATGTATGTGTGGGCTGTGGTAGAACTAAAGTTGAGATCACTATGTGGTCTCAATATTCATATTATAAACGAATGAAAGTTATGAAGAGGTTAGGCTATGGAAAAAGAACTTCGACGCAAAATCGCATGGCTAGAGAAGCGGCACGAAGAGCAAGCAAAGATCGTAGAAAATATAGAGAATGATCGTAAGTCAGATCGTGGTTCAACTGCAATGAAAAAGCTTCGGGATGCTAAGAAAGAAAAACTTAGATTAAAGGATCATTTAGAATGGATGAAAACCTTAGAAAAGAAGCTAACAGATTTCACTGGATAGTAAAGGGACATCTCATCCCTGAATCATGGTCAGACTTTCAAGTAGAACAAGTGTATTATAGTTACATGAAAAGAATATGGGGTAATCATGAAGCAATCGTCCACGAAGAAGGATTCGAAAAAGCTTGGGCAGAAAGAACTGGAAAGCTGTAGAGACTGTGCCGAATACGGTGGTCACTTCTGTGATGAATGTCTAGAAGAACTTCTTAAGCGTAAAGAAAAAATCGAAGAATATATTACAAAACTAAAATGATTCTTTTAAACATCTTTTTGTCTCCTATGGCTGCTTACTTTATGGCTTTACTTTGGGCTGCAGTCTTTGGAGACACTTTTTTCTATTGGATAGAGAAAAGCATGATTGAAGAATGGGTGATATGCATTCAATTATACTTATTTTCTAGTGTGATATATATGATACACATACACAAATCTAAAAAAAGCGATTGACTATCAGCCCCCTTTATGATATAAGTATGTTTGTAAATGTTTTAAAGGTTATATGGACCGCGGGGCAGTACCGCGCTGCTCCACCATAAACACACTACGAGGCGGCACTGAAGACGTAAGAACCTCTCAACATAAAGTGTGTTTTTTGATGGGGCAGAAATAGGATCGACATGTAGTCCAGTTTACAAACCACAAATGCAAACGATAACTTTGCACCATCTGGATTTGCTCTAGCAGCATAATCACAGGGGGTTGGTCACTTACCTAGCAACAGAAAAGTGGCACAGTAAAATATTTTAATTAGGGTAAAAGAAAATGAAAATCGCAGCAATTGCAGCAGCAACAGCATTAACACTTGCAGCATGTGCAGGTACAGAAGCAGAAGCAGTAGAGCTAGGTGGCGGTCTATCAGTAGGCGCAGAACTAGACAACAAATATAACGTGGACGACGAAAAGTTCACAATGACTCTATCTCCAGAAGTTGGTTATTCAACATGGGGTGCAGATTTCACAGTAGGTACAGATCTTAATCTATACAACGGTGATGAGTTTGGCTTGAACGAAGACAAAGCACCTACAGTAGATTTTGGCGTAGAGTACGGCGTTGGTCTTTGGGGTCTAAGCTCAACTGCATATGCAGAAACAGGTTGGAACTTTGAGACAGAAGATCAAACACCTATTGAGCTTGGTCTAAAGTTTAAGTTCTAAGCTATACTAAATATTAGTATCGGGTTGTCACGTAATAGACACGCAGGGAGCCACGGTTAGCTCCCTATTTTATTAGAGGTGAATATATGCACGTTGAAGTTTTAGAAGAAATAGATCATAATCAAATACTTGAAGAAGCTAACACAATAAAGGTAACACTTAATAAAGGTTGGTCAAATATAGGTCAAGTTGGTGTTCAAGGACATAAACCCGATTTAGATCCTCAAGTTGAATGGAAAAGTTCTATAGGTAGAGTAAATAAACTTCAGTATCCAGAAACATATTTCAAATATCCATTATTCAATACCCCTACGATAAATAGAATACTTGAAAAGTACGGAATGCTAAGAACTAGAATAATGCAAAGCAATCCAAAAACTTGTTTATCTATGCATAGTGATATGAGTAAACGTATACACATACCCTTAATAACAAATCGTGACTGTTTGATGGTCATAGAAGATAAAACGTACTTCCTAGAACCAGGAAAGATTTATTTAACAAACACAACCCTAAAGCATACAGCAGTCAATGCGTCTGATAAACCAAGAGTGCATATTGTGGGATGTGTTTATAGTTAAAGGAGTATATGGTATGAGAAAGATACTACTAGCATTTTTATTATTATTTCCAACTAATCTATTTGCACAAAATAATTCTATAACAGCAATTCTACCTTGCGATAAACCTGAAAAGGTATTTAAATTAATCGCAGATAATAGAGAATCTCTTTTATTTACCTCTAATGGTGCATTAATGTTAGCACCAACCTATCAATATTATAGTGGTGTCGTAATGGTATTTGTAAATCAAGAAACTAATAAGTTTACAATAGTCGTACAATGGCCTGATGATGTTGTTTGTATGTTAGCCGCAGGTGTAGACTTTGAACCATATAGTGGGTTTCAACCTTGGAATCATCCTGGTCTTAAAAAAGATTTATAGTCAATACTTTGACAAGACAATGTGTCAAATAACCAAAAGGTCAAAACTAGAACAACTATATAAATAGTTAAAAACAACAGAGAGGGAATACAATGAAGAAGCTCCTAGCGATTGGTGCTTTCTTCGTTATGACATCAACTGCATTTGCTCAAGTTGCAAATGATGCAGATGGAAACTTTGACAGTACAAGTTATGTTGAAACTAATAACGATAGTACTACAACTACGACTAGCACGGTAACTACTACTAACTCAAACACCAATAACACTACTATTAATAGTACGAATTCGAACACGAATAATAATACTAATAATAGCACTGTTAATAGTACTACAAGTTCAACAAATACAAATAACAATACAAGTACAGTGACAACTACTGGAACAAATGTAAATACGAACACCAATAATTCTACGATAAACAATACTTCAAATAGTACTGTTAATAGTACCTCAGATAACACTAGTACGGTTACAACCACAGGCACAAATACCAATACAAATACGAACACAAATACTTCGAATATTACCAGCACAAATACCAATAATAATAGCAATAATAATGTAAATACAAATACTTCAACAAATACTAGTACAAACACTAATGTTAACACCAGCACATCTACTAATACGTCAAATGTGACCACAGACAATACTAGTGTGAACACAAATACAAACTCGAATACCAATAACACTACTGTAACGAGTACTGGAACAAATACAAATAATAACACTAATGTTAACACTAGTAACAGTACAATGAATAGTACGTCTAGCAATACCAATATCAATGCTAATGTAAATCAAAATACATCATCATCAGACGTTACTCAAAAGATTGAATCCCCACCCCCGTCAGCTATAGCACCAACCATTATGTCAGGCGGTAATGATAACTGTACTGTCACTTGGTCAAGTTCTGTACAAACTCAGATCCTTGGTATGAGTGGTGGTGGACACGTAAGAGATGTTAACTGTGAAAGATTAAAGAACGCAAAGGCTCTTTACAATATGGGTATGAAAGTTGCATCTGTTG